GCAAAAATAGACTACAAGAAAGCAGTAGCCGCTATAAGTACTGGAGTTTTCATCATATACAAGGAATTCAACGACTCTGTAAGCGTTACTGACGACACCTTTATGTCGATAGGAAAAACCTTTGCTGATACAATAGGTGCTACCGATGCAGGTTCTTTAAAAATGCAGAACTATTGTGCTATTGATTACTTTGCTGACGACTATGTTGGCTTAAGCCTAACTTTTTAACAGGTTGAAAAATGATAAATGATAAACTAGACATTACCGGCAAGGTATCGCTGCGCCTATACGATAAAGACGGCGCTTTAAAAGAGAAAAGAGATATAGAAAACCTTGTAGTCACTGCTGGAAAAGGTTTTATTTCTAACAGAATGGTCGGGGCATCCCCAGCCGTTATGTCGCATATGGCTTTAGGTTCTGGAGCAACAGCGCCGGCTCTCGGTAATACCGCATTGGAATCATTGCTTGGCACAAGAGAGATATTAGACGCTTCATCTAACCCAGCATCAGGCGTTGTGATTTACAGCTCTAGTTTTGAAGCAGGCGATGCTACTGGCGCGGTGACTGAAGCAGGTATATTTAATGCAGCATCTGGCGGCACAATGCTTTGTCGTACAACATTCAGCACTGTAAATAAATCCGCAAGCGATACTCTAGCTGTATCATGGGTTATTACGATTTCTTAAGAGGTTCGAAATGTCTACTATCGTAACAAGAGCAGGAAAAGGTTCACCGCTTACCAATACGGAAGTGGACGCGAACTTTACAAACTTAAACGCCGACAAGTACCAGTCTGGAGATTCTCCAAATTTTGTAAAAGTGGTGGCTACTTCAACAGGAACCGCTCCAAATTTTCATGCCATTGGCACTAGCTCTGGCGGGAGTAATGGTCCCACAATCTTGATGCAGCGCGACTCTGTATCGCCCGCTAATGGCGATAACATGGGAGTGATTCAATTTCAGGGCAACAATAATGCAGATGAAGATACTCTATACGCTCAGTTTTTTACAGAAATAGTGAATGTAGCTGATGGTGATGAGGCTGGTCGAGTAGATTTGCAGGCAAGAACAGAAGGAGTTCTAAAGACTTACCTTACGCTTTGGACTTTAGACGGCCAAGCCGAAACAGTTTTAAATGCAGCTAGTGGTGACATTGACTTTAGGGTTAAAAGCCAAGCAGACGACTCTTTAATATTCACGCAAGCCAGTTCAAGCAGAGTTGGAATCGGTACAGACGCGCCAACAGCGAAGCTAGATGTAAACGGGGAAGCAAAGTGTAAAAAGTTAACATCAACTCTTGCAAATGGCAGACCCTTAGAGATTAACCGAACTAGCAGTACTGGCGCATTAGTACAAATGCAGCTTGACGGCGTAGAAAAGGCCACTTTAGGCGTAAATAGTGTTGACGACTTGTACCTTAAGAATGACACAGGCGGCGTTAGAATAAGTAATACCAAGCTAATACCGACACTATCAGGATTCAACTCTAACGATAACGCTATAAATCTTGGCGCAGGTACCAACCGATTCAAAGACCTCTATCTTTCTGGTGGCGTTTTCTTAGGCGGAACAGGTGCCAGCAATGAATTAGACGACTATGAAGAGGGTAGTTGGACTTGCGGAATTTCTAATGCCGCAGGAGACCAAACATCTAGCACAACTAGAACTGGGCAATACACCAAGGTTGGCCGTCTTGTTCACGTTAGCGTTAATATGAATAATATTAATAATGACGCCCTTAGCAGCGGAGCTTTGAGAATCACTGGGTTGCCTTTTGTATTAAATTCAGCAAGCTCATCTAGAGGGCATGGAGTTTGCCAGATAAATAATTTTGTGGATTCAAACGCACCAGATTATTATATTCAGGGCTTGCATAACTCGCAGACAGCTCAGTTAAAATATAATAAAAATAATGACAGCGCACACAGTGTTGATGTATCTAAATTAAACAGCTCTGACAATAGCACAATTATTTTTGATTTAACCTATATCATTTAATAACCATACGCCCAGTGGATGCTGGGCATAGACAGGAATAAAGTAATGACACTAGAAAAAGTAATAACAGAAGATAAAATTGAAATTGTTGGTGAGTTTAAGGCTGTTCAAATTCGCACTAAAACGGCAATCCACGATGATGGTGTAGAGATTTCTTCAGCTTTCAGCCGTAAGGTTATCACAGCAGGGCAAGACTACTCAGGCGAAAGCCTTGAAGTTAAGGCAATATGCGCCTTAGTGCATACTCCAGAAGTGGTAGCAGCTTTTGAAGCGGCGGCTGAGTCATAATGGCAACAGTTAAAGAAGCTCTTTTGAAGCTAGAAGGGCATGAGCGTGAATGCACAGTGCGCTACCAGAACATAGAGCGCCGCCTTGATGAAGGGCAGCAAAAGTTCGCAAAATTACAGTCAGCTTTGTGGGGTATTTACCCGCTAATAATTGGCTTGTTTGTAGTGGGTAAGTTCTTTTGATTCAATCCCTTATTGTTCCTATTACTGGCCTACTAGATAAATGGATACCTGATGCGGATACAAAGCAGAAAATCGCCCATGAACTTGCAACGATGTCAGAGCGACACGCGCAGGAAATCGCTCTTGCTCAAATTGCAGTCAACCGAGAAGAAGCAAAAGGCAACTGGTTCCAAGCAGGATGGCGACCAGCTACAGGGTGGGTTTGTGTCTTAGGCTTTGCCGTAAACTTTCTTATATCGCCTTTAGCGGCTGGATTCGGTGTGCTTATACCGCAAGCAGATACCGCTACAATGCTACCCGTATTGATGGGTATGCTAGGGCTAGGCGGTCTAAGAACATACGAGAGGATTAAGAAATGACAGCTAAAAAGAAAGTAGTTTATTTCACAGATAAGGAACTGGCCTGTAAGCATAGCGGCGAGAATGGCATGGATGCAGACTTTGTTAAATTGCTGATTAAGATTCGGAAAGAGTGTGATTTTGGCTTTCCTATCAGCAGTGCTTATCGTAGCCCCCAACACCCCATAGAGCAGCGCAAAGAGAAGGCAGGAGCGCATTCAACTGGAAAGGCGGTAGATATATTGGTTAGTGGAGAAAAGGCGTTAGAATTGATTAGAGTGGCTCAGAAGCATGGTATCCAGCGCATCGGTGTAAAGCAGAAAGGTCGCACAAGGTTTATCCACCTTGATGGCTGCACTGAAGAAGACGGCTTTACTTGCCCTGCTATCTGGACATATTAGTTTATAAATGGCCGGATATAAGGCGTTAAACTACTTAAAGTAGCCGGATAGTAAACCAAGCCCATTAACTTGGGCTTTTTATTGCCTATAGTGTTTACATTTAAGTAAACATAATAGATAATGTACCTACATTCAAAAAACAACAGGGCAGCGCAATGACTAACTACTGGAAAACTTCAGACATAAAAATTTCTACTGACAGTGCAGGTTATATGTCGGCTGAACATAAATGGGCAGGTCAGCTTATTGACACAGGGTTTTACGAAGATAGAAAGTCATGCAGAAGAGATGCAGTAGAAATGCTGATGGAAATGAAAGAAGAAGAAAGCTAAATTCAAACGCCCCTACGGGGGCATTCAGGAGGCAATATGCACACCAAGAAAAACAGCAAGGGTGACACTTTTAAGATTGAGCGAGTAGGCTCAGGCGCAATTGTGTCAGTTCTAAACAAAAAGACCACCGGCCACCTTAGGAGAGGCATGGCGGAGCGCTGGAGAATCATCTTTCCGAAGGCTGATATGACTGGCGACGAAGTTAAATCAATAACATCTAACGGCATGAAGATTGAAGATGCTGTTGAGCTATTTGTTAAACGCGCAGAGCAATAGGGAAAGAATATGTTTACCGCAAATTTCAATAATTACTTTTACGAGCTGGCCGAAAAAGACTACGCGCTTGGGAACAACGAGCGCGCAGATATGCCAGAGGAATACTACCTAGCCTTTGGGGCACTATATGCCGCAGGTGAATGCGCTACCGCTAACAGTTCTGACCCTCACAAAAATGTTACCGCAGCATTAACTTTTTAGTATAATTTACACATAAACCAATAGGAGTGAACACAATGCGTCAAAGTGAAACAATAGAAAAACTAGCTACAGCTTTATGTAAAGCACAAGCCGTTATGGGTGGGGCTGTTCGCGGATCTGCGAACCCGTTCTTTAAATCAAAGTACGCTGACTTAGCGGACATTATGCAAGTTATAAAAGAACCCTTTGCAGAAAATGGCCTCAGTTATGTGCAGTTCCCAGCTAGTACTGAGAGTAGCGTGGGCGTAACTACCAGACTAATGCATACATCCGGCCAATGGTTAGAACAAAAGTTTTTCTTGCCAATGGTTAAAAATGACCCTCAAGCTGGCGGTTCTTGTATTACATACGCAAGACGTTACGCCCTAGCGGCTATGGCTGGAATCCCGCAAGTAGATGACGATGCAGAGTCGGCAATGTTACGCGGCGATGATAAGCGAATCATTAACGGGGAGCAGCTTGCCAACATCCTAGCATTGCTAGAGTCAACCAGCAGCGACCATGAAAAGTTTTGCCAAGCCTTTAAGTGTAAAACAACAGCCTCTTTGTTAGATATACACTACGACAGAGCAATGTCAGCTTTAGAAGCGAAGTCTAAAAGATGATAGTCAAGCAGGATGAGCAAGGGACTGAGGCGTGGCTAGAATCGCGCCTTGGCAAACCTTCTGCAAGTTGCTTTTCTCAGTTGATTACTAGAACTGGTAAGCCCAGTGCATCGGCTGATAAATACATCAATAAACTGATTGGTGAAAAGCTAACAGGTAAAGCTGAGCAAGGCTTTAAATCCGAAGCAATGGAGCGGGGCAATACACTAGAGCCAGAAGCCCGCGATGAATATTCGTTTATCTATGAAATGGCCGTTAAGGAAGTAGGTTTTATCTTGAATGACGACCAAGATTATGGCTGTTCACCTGACGGCTTAATTGATTGCTCAGATAGTGCGGGCGGGTTAGAAATCAAATGCCCTTTGACCACTAACATGGTGAGATATCAAAGAGACCCGCAGAAGTTAGTTAATGACTATTTCCAGCAGATACAAGGCTGTTTATGGGTAACTGGTCGGGATTGGTGGGACGCTTTTGCATGGCATCCAGAGCTTGCCCATGTGTGGATTAGAGTAGAAAGAGATAATGAATTTATTAAAAAACTAGCCGTTGAAGTTGATAAGGCTGTAACTACAATCAAAACTGAAGTGGAGAAAAGAAAATGAGCAACATTAATCTGATGGTCGCGACTGGAAACGTAGGGCGCGATATGGAAGTTAGAACAACAAAAAATGGTAAGTCAATCGGCTCCTTCTCAGTTCCTGTCACGCAGGGCTGGGGCGACAATAAGAAGACAAGCTGGGTAGTCTGCAAGATGTTTGGGGAACGCGCTGAAAAGCTGGCTCCTTACGTTACAAAGGGGACTCCAGTTACTGTTCAAGGTGAATTTGTTCTTGAAGAATGGGAAAAAGACGGCGTGAAGCGCCAAACTGCTGTAATGATTGTGAATGGTTTGCAGCTAGGCAAGTCAGGAAACAGTAATGATTCAGCTCCTGCTCCAGTTATTAAGAAGCCTGTTCAAGAAGCATCAAGCATAATGTTAGATGATGATATTCCATTCTAGGTAAATCCCCCCCCGAAAGGGGGGGCTGTATTACTCAAGAGCAGCGCCAGCCGCTCACCAACAATATAACAACTGGACAATCAAATGGCAAAGCATATAGACGCAGGTAAAGCAGTAAAGGCCGCACAAGCTAGTAAAGGCATTTCCAACGCTGAGTTCGCCCGTATAGCTAACACTTCACCCCAGCAGGTAATCCGCTGGAGAAATCAGTTTAATATGAAGCTGCACACTATGCAGGATGTATGCCAAGTATTGGAGATTGATGTTTTAGACTTTTTTAGATTAGGTAAATAAAACATTGTTCAATTGCTGGTTACACAACAGTAAAAAGTATGTTTTAATGTAAAAAGTGTTCGGGCTAGAGGCTGAAGAAATCCTTAAATTAAACTTCAGAGCGTGGTTGACCCTCCAGACATAGCCCCATAGACAGCTCGGTTGCTGTTAGTGGATAGATTGGATATTCGAAACGAACACGATTAAACCGCAGAGTCACTTACAGTCCTCTGTTACACCAATTTTACTAGCTTGCTAGTGAAAGGGTTAAAAATGCCTGTTAAATATTATTTAATAAAAACCTTCATAAACACAATCGGGCGCGGCGTAGCCAAGCCAAAGGAGTTCAAAATGAGCCAGAAACAAAGAGTCTTAGATTACTTAGAAACACACCAAACAATCACTAGCTTAGATGCCTTCTATGATTTAGGTATCACTAGAATCTCTGCTGTAGTGTATAACCTAAAGAAAGACGGCCACCACCTGCTAAAAGAAAGCGTTACAGTGACCAACCGCCATGGTGAGCCATGCACAGTAGCCAAGTGGAGCCTACCATGCATCTAAAAACAGGCGAAGATTACGTAATACCTGATGACCTTTATGTGGCTTTAGTTGGTGCATACGGCGAATCAATGGTTGAGCAGGAAGTTGAGGCGATGCGGATGTGGCTATACACAAACAAAGCCAAGCGTAAAACTAAAGCTGGTATGCCTAAGTTTATCAATAGCTGGCTTGCAAGAACGAAAACAACTGGGGGTGTATCACCTTATGCTAACCAGCACACTAAGCCTTCTAACCAGTCGGCATCTAATCCTGATGAAGTGTTGCGGGGTAGGTCGTTACAGAAGGGCTTGACTGACATTAGTTTTTTAGATGGTGAAATGCGTGAAATACAAAAGCAATATTATTTAGCTAAAAACGGCTATTACTATGACGGTACAGGAGAGCTAAAATATGCGTGAAAAGCATCCAAACTCAGGAAAAAACGCTAAGCTATATTCTTATGCTGGCAAAAAAGCAGGGCTTATTCTTGGCAATAAATACAGTTTACTTAAGTATGCTGAAATATCAGGCGTAAACACCAAAACCATGCACAGCAGGATAAGAGCTAAACAGTGTAAGATTGTTACTGATTATGATTTGCGGATTGCATCCAACGGAAATTGTAATGAAGACAAGCCTTTTGAATCTCGGCTGGATACAGTCAACTCAATGATAAGTCAGGAATGGCTCGGGCGGGCTATAATTTGAGTGCTGACAAGGTGATAGTTAGCCATGAAAGCGATATTGAAAAGCGCTTAAAGTTTCTATCAGACAGGCTAAAGGTTTGGGATTATTCCAGACCTTGTTCTATCACCTTGAAGCCGTATTCTAACCCTCGTTCAATCTCGCAGAACGCTATGTTTCATTCTTGGTGTAAACAGCTATCTGAATGGGTAATTAAAAGAGACCCCAGCTACACTCCTGAAAATGTTAAGCTATTATTGAAGCAGCTGTTTCTTGGTGTTGAAGATATCAAGGTTGGCAAGACAATAGTTAAAGACCAGCTCAGGCACACAGCAACACTTGATGTTGGCGAAATGCTTGATTTCTTGAATAAGGTTTACAACTGGGCATTTGATTTAGGGTTTAACCTTTACTATGACCCTCAGAGCGAATACAGCAAACTAAAAAATAAACAGGTGGAATAATGGAAAAGATAGACCCAAGGATTTTAAAAGAATTTGCAACAAGCACGCGACACCATGAAGTTTTAGACGCGGTAATATCAGAAGGCTCTCACAGGAAAGCAGCTTTTTTCTTGGGATGCACTAGGCAAACAATAGATAAAATTGTTAAGCGCTTAGAGCATAAAGCGGCATCAAAAGGTGTAGCACCTCACAGAGATTTAACAAAACAAACCGCTGAAGGATTTGCCGCAAAACGAATTTCTACTGCATACAAAGATGATGGCAGTGTGGCTTTGCAATGGGTTATCCAAGAGCCTGAAAAGGTCAGCATGAAGCAACGGCTAGACCTGATGATTGAAGGCGTGAAAGAAGATTTAGACGGCTTTAAACCACCAGCTCCAGCGCCCGCTTTAGTCTCGGATGATTATCTAGCCATGTATATGATTGGAGACCACCATTTTGGAATGCTGGCTGACTCAGAATCAAAGGTTGATGATGACGACTGGGACATTAAGATTGCCACAGAAGTTTTGATAGATGCTACTGACCGACTAGCCAATCGTGTAGGCAATGCAAAGACAGGCGTTCTACTTAACGTGGGTGATTTCTTTCATGCTGATAGTAGTTTTAACACTACCACCAAGGGAACGCCAGTAGACGTAGACACTCGCATTGGAAAGACCTTTAAACTGGCAGGAAGGCTGTTCAACATCTTGATAGATAAGATGCTTCAGACCCATGAGAAAGTTGTTGTGGTTAATGTTAGGGGCAACCATGACTATGATATGGCCTGTCACCTTTCAAGCTGCTTAGAGCTGCTTTATAGCAAAGAGCCAAGGGTTGAGATTGTCCAGAACTACAGCAAGTTTATATCTTACCAATGGCATAACAACCTCTTTGTTTTTCATCATGGCGACCGCATCAAGCATGAGCAGATTCTACAGACTGTAATTAAGAACCTTGACGACGAATGGGCGGAGTCTAAGAACCGCTACTGTCACCTTGGGCATATCCACCACCATACCGCCAGAGAAGTAGGTTCTATGCATTTCGAGCATTGGGGTAGCCTTACTGCTACTGACCAATGGCATAGCGACTCAGGCTACGGTGCGGAGCGTTCTATGACAGCAGTGGTTTACCACAAAGACAGCGGTGAAGATTCGCGGGTAAAAATCAAGGTGGAAGGGTGAGTAAAATTGTTGAACTTTTTAAGAAGAAAATTACGCTTAATAAATTATATTGCGAGGAATGTGGTATCCCTCTGTCTTATTGGCTTGGCAACGATGACAATGCTTATGGTTTATGCAGTCGCTGCGATTTGCAAGAGGTTGATGAAATTGAGCTTGGCACTGAGGAGACAGAACATTGAGCGCACTAGATAAGCAGCAGGGCGGAAGTCATTACAATCTATCTATCCAGCCTATAGAATACATCTTCAAAAACAGCTTAGACTACTGTGAGGGAAATGTAGTCAAGTATATTACTAGGCATGGCAAAAAGAATGGTGCTGAGGATATACGGAAGGCTATCCACTACTGCGAACTATTATTAGAGTTAGAATATGGCGAAAAACCCTAAAAAGGTTACAGCACGTAAACCTAAAAAGAAGCCAACCGTTGCCCAAGAAATGGAGAAAGCCGCTAAGTTGTTGCAGCGGCTAGTCCGGTTAAAGGCAGCAGATGATAACGGCTACGCCCAGTGCGTTACCTGCGACAAGGTAGACCACTATAAAAACCTTCAAGGCGGCCACTTTATACCCCGCCACAGAACCATCTTCAAGCTAGCGGAATTCAACATAAACCCACAGTGCCCTCATTGCAATTGCTGGGGTATGAAACAGGCTCACTACGTTTTACGCTACAGACAGTGGATGGTTGACACTTATGGAGAAAGGCGCGTTAAGGCGATGGAGCGTATGGCTTGGCGTACGGCAAAGCGGTACGACAGAGAAGAAGTAATTGCTTTTGCTCGAGACCTTAAAGAACAGATTAAAGTAGAGGAATGGCGAATTGGTGAAATAAGCTGTTGACAGTAATGTAAACATCAGGCAAAGTTGGCGCACATTCAAAAACAAGCAGGGCTGGACATGAAGCAAGAAATTAAATGGTTAATTGAAGAGTTTGTTAATTCAGATGCTAAGTGGTGCGGTGATATTATCGACCTTTGCGATGCAAAAAAAGATGTTCTATGTTATGAGTGGTTACGAGCCAAGCCGACTTGGATGGATGACTGTTTGCCAGCAGCAATTACTGGCACTGTCAATCAACTTGCTTATTTAGATACTCTATATCTGCAAGGCTCAGACAAGGCAAGCCTGATGCTTAAAGATGCTATCTACCTTGAACTAGAAACATCCCTCAGAGACAGAATCCAAGACCATTACAATGATGAGTTTGGCGGGCAAGATGAGCTAAGTTTTTACGGGAGCAATAACTGATGATTAACTTTCCTTACAGATACGCTAGAATTCGTGCGGCAAAACAGCGCCGCGCACAAACTAGACAGTTTATTACACTTGGCTTTGCCTTGTTTGCGCTGTTTGCAATAGTTTCTACGATGTCTTTCAACGATTGTTTGCAGGGGGTGTGCTGATGATTTCTTGGGATATGATTATAGTTTTATGTGTCGGCGGCTGTTTGTTCGGCAGCGGATACCACTTAGCCTATAAACAGGCTTTATATAACGAAAGAAACCGAAAAAAACAACTTTATAAAAAAGGAAATCAAGATGACAAAGTTTGAGTTCAATGATACAGAAAAGAAAGTTAGTGTTGTAATCCATAAAGAGCAAATTACGCTGCAAGAAGTAATTGTAGAGTTTCAAGATTTCCTTGAAGATGCAGGATATGATTTAGACGGTAAAATGATTAAGTTGGTATCAAAATGAACACACCAAAGATGGTTTTCAAAAATTACGGCGTTATGGGAGAGTCTGGCTATTCGTCGCCGACTGTTGAAATGACCTTACACGATGAAGTTTATACAAGGAATGAACTGCTTGAAGAATTTCAAACATTTATGAAGGCTTGCAGCTATCATTTTGATTCGGAAGAATTTATAGAAGTAGTTTCATCTGAAGAGAAGCCTATATATCAAGAGCCTTCGGAATCCAGCCGCTTTCTCGGTATTACGAAAATGATGGAATTAGAAAGCCAGATAGTTCATTGGCATTATGCAAGAAATTTGATTGAAGGCTCGACAGATAAGCAGCAATTTAAAAAACTTGTTGAAGAGGTTGCAGAGCTATCGGCAAGCATAAAGCAAGGGAACTCTGTAATTGATGACATTGGCGACATTATAGTGGTTCTAACTAACATAGCAGAAAGGAATGCTCTGTCCCTTAGCGATTGCATGGAACACGCCTATAACGACATAAAAGACCGCAAGGGTAAGATGATTGACGGCATCTTTGTTAAAGAATCTGATTTCGAGGATGATTCTTAATGGATACTTTCGGGCGCCTTATGGTTACATTGTGGGTATTTGGCTGCTGCTTTGTATTTGTAGCTGGTATTCTAGAATTAGCAGGGATAATAGAGGCTTGTAATGTCTAAATATAGAATCGGGGGAATAATATGATTTTCACTTACTGCTTAATTGGCTTAATAGTCTTACTTAATGTCTTATATGTTTTAAACGCAACTTCACACTTTGGAGATGACAACGATGAATAAATTTATTTTGATTGGATTAACGGCTTGCTTTATTTCCGCAGGCGCTAACGCTACTTGCACATCTAAAACCGATAGCTGGGGCAATACCCGCTACAACTGCGGCGGCACTAGCGGCACTATGACTACTGACAGCTGGGGAAACACTAGAGACTCACGTACTGGAACAACCTACAAAACAGATACTTGGGGAACTACACGCGGCTCTGATGGGACTAGCTGGAAAACTGATAGTTGGGGAACTACCCGATACAATGACGGCTCAACTTCAAAGACCGATGCTTGGGGAACCACGCGCCACAGTAACGGGACAAGCTGCAAGACCGATACATGGGGGACAACCAGATGCCAGTAAATAAAGAAGAGGCGCAGGCGATGATTGATAAGGCTAACAAGTATGCGGATGAAGCTATTTCACCTAGTAAGCGAAAAGCTGTTATTGCATGGCTCAAGAAGGACTTTGTGACAATGAACAGAGGGTGCGTTATACTCGAATTAATCCTGATAGCTTTGCTGTTATGGTTTTAGACTAAGGTTTCCTCCTGACCTTTGAAGCTGGTCTGGCTCCCCAGTAGTCGCAACGAGCCAACTATGTCTTTAGTGATATATAAAGCATCATCAAACAACATTTCTAATCATCTATGATAGCTATTAAAATGCCCGCGAACTTACCAACCAGAAGCCCGCGCCATGCTATATATGATTGCCTTTATCCTCCTAGCCCTTGGCCTTGTTGCCCTGCAAGACCTTTAATAGACAACCAGAGCAACACACTTTACAATTAATCCACCCCAACATAAAAATAGGTTCTAGCTTGCAAGATAATATTGTAAATCCAGATGAAGGCGGAAGGCCGCCCTTTGTTTTTAGCCCTGACCAGTTGATTGAGTTAGGGGCATTAGCTGCTGTATTAACTAAAGGTCAAGTAGCTGATTATTTCGGTATATGTGAGAACACTTTGCGAGCTGCTGAAAAAAGACAGCCCGAGGTTTCTGAGGCTTATAAAAGGGGAAGGGTTAGCCAGTGCGCAAGTATGGGTAATAATCTAATACAACTTGCAAGGGACGGAAATGTTGCCGCCAATATCTTCTATTTAAAGACTCAGGCAGGCTGGAAAGAAACAGAAGCTGAGGTTCAAGAGATACCCCCTATCAATATTATTTTGGATAGTCGTGTTACTGACACTACCTCAGAGTGAGATATTCACTAGCAGTAGCCGCTTTCGTGCTGTTGTTGCTGGGCGTAGATTCGGCAAGACCTTTCTGTCTACTGGGGAGATACTGCGAGCCGCTATCAGTGGTAAGAATAAGAACTGCTGGTACGTAGCGCCAACCTACGGCTCCGCTAAAGAGATTGCTTGGGATATGCTAATACAGACTATCCCGCCAGAGTACCTGACCAAGACAAACGAAAGCAGTCTGACGATGCGCCTGATTAACGGCAGCACCATTAGCCTTAAAGGAGCCGAGAAGCCAAACAATCTACGCGGACGAGCTTTGGACTTTGTTGTCCTTGACGAGTTTGCAGATATGCGCCCAGAGGCTTGGTATGAGGTTATAAGACCATCCCTATCTGACAGGCTAGGCTCAGCTCTGTTTATCGGCACACCTAAAGGGCGTAACCATTTCTATGACCTCTACACCAAAGGGCTAGACGGTGATGAAGATTGGGACAGCTTTCAATATACAACGATTCAGGGCGGCAATGTTCCAGCGGCTGAGATTGAATCTGCTAAAGCTGACCTTGATGAACGCACCTTTCAGCAGGAATACCAAGCACAGTTCGTAAACTATTCAGGACTAATATACTACGGCTTTAGTCGTGAAGCCTCAGTGCGCAAGATAGAGCTAGACTGCAACACTTTGCATATTGGAATGGACTTTAACATTGACCCCATGAGTGCGGTGGTTTGTATCCGCCACCATGACACCCTGATTGCTGTTGATGAGATAGTAATGTTTGGTAGTAACACGCAAGAGATGGCGCAGGAAATCAGAACGCGCTATCCCGACAAACATGTTATCATCTACCCTGACCCAGCCTCACGCCAACGCAAGACTAGCGCAGGTGGGCGCACAGATTTAAGCATACTACAGAACGCAGGCTTTGAAGTTAAAGCGAAAACCAGACACGCACTGGTTAGGGATAGAATAAACGCGGTCAATTCCAGATTGCTTTCCAGTGATGGTCAGCGGAACTTGTTGATAGACCCTAAGTGTAAACAAACAATAGAATCCTTAGAGCGCCAGACCTACAAGGAAGGAACTAGCGTTCCTAATAAGGATGGCTTTGACCATATGAACGATGCGCTTGGTTATCTGGTTGAATACTTATTCCCAGTTAGAACTGACCGCATAGCACCCCAACCACAAAGGTGGAGTTAATGAGTAAAGACCTAGAATATACACACCCAGAATATGACAATAACAAAAATCGCTGGGAGTTTTATCTTCGCTCTTATATGGGCGGTGAAGACTACAAAGATGGCAACTACCTGACCAAGTACATTAATGAAGACCAAGATGAGTACAGACGGCGGATTGACCTAACGCCACTGGATAACCACTGCAAGAACATTGTCCACATTTACAGTAGCTTTTTATGGCGACAAGCCCCGACACGTTCATTCCAATCTGCCGCAGGTAACTACGCTCTTACACCTTTCTTGAAAGATGCTGACTTAGATGGTCGGAGCTTTAACGCTTTCATGCGGGAAGCTGGTGTCTGGTCGAGCGTATACGGCAATGTCTGGATAATGGTAGATAAGCCCGAGTCTAATGCCCGCACAAAGGCTGAGGAGCTTGGACAGGACATTCGCCCATATGTAAATATGTTTACGCCTGAGAACGTCCTAGACTGGGAATACGAGAGAATGCCGTCTGGTCGATATGAGCTTTGTTACTTCAAGGTCCGTGAATCCATTATGGAAATCAGCGACACTGAAAAAGAGGTTTATTACCGCATTTGGACAAAGGACGAAGTTCAGCTATTCAAAAGCATCAATGAACAGGAAACGCACATAAGAACTGAGCCAAACCCGCTGGGCAGAATCCCTGCTGTATTTCTACCTGCTAACCGTTCGGTGGTTCGGGCTATTGGTATCAGTGACCTGTCAGATGCGGCCTATATGCAGCGTGCTATCTATCAGGAGCTGTCAGAAATTGAACAGCTTATCCGTATCAGTAACCACCCCACACTGGTTAAGACTTACGAAACTGATGCGAGTGCTGGAGCAGGTGCAGTAATTAATATGCCTGATGATATGGATGCGGCGATGAAGCCCTATCAAATACAGCCCAGCGGTCAGAACCTAGACTCAGTAAGGGCATCTATTAATGACAAGGTTGAATACATTAACCGAATGTCTCACATGGGCGCTGTACGTGGTACAGAGGCAATCACACAGTCTGGCGTAGCAATGCAAACTGAATTCCAGATGTTAAATGCCAAGCTATCTGAGAAGGCCGACATACTTGAACTGGCTGAAGAGCAGATTTGGAACCTTTGGTGCGACTACCAAGACCTGACCCCAGACGTTGAAATCTTCTACCCTGATTCGTTTGATGTTCGTGACATGGATAAAGAGCTGGTATTCCTTCAGCAGATGCGTTCTACCGGCGTTAAGTCAGTGACCCTAATGCAAGAGATAGATAAAGCGATTGCTGACCTAGCATTAGACGATGAGAACCTAGCCAAAGCACATTTAGAGATTGAGCAGGGTTCTCAGGTATTGGGGCAGTTCAACGACGAGGCTGAATAATGCCCACAGATAACCAGTACGATGAGATATTGGATAAGCTTGCTGATACACACCAGCAACGCCTATCCGATGCCCTAGTGACCTTAGAGGAGCGCGTAGCCGATGTTATGGCTGACGCTCCGCTTAAAGGTGGGAAGCTGTTTGATACCGAATGGGCTATAAATGCAAGACCTCAGTTGAGGGAAGCTATGGATGATGCTTACTTGTCAGAGGTTGACGCAGTTGTTCGCGGCTATGGCGGGGTAGCTACTGATGCGCAAGATATGCTCGGCCAGTATGGTGACTTCACAAAGCTAGACCCTAGCGTTATTAATCAGCTACAGACTTTATCCTTTCAGGGCTTTGAATCTGTTGCGAATGAATACCTTGATGTTCTAGCAAATGAGGTTTATCAATCAACGCTAACTGGCAGGTCTTTCAATGATACTGTTAAGAACCTACGGCAGACAATCAACGGCGTTTATATCCAGAGCGATGATGTAGAGGCTCAACGACTGGTTGATATTGTAAACAACGGCACTGCTACAGCGTCAAAGGAAGCGGCTGAACAGCTACGCACCAAGTTCGCTAGAGACAGGGCAGGTAATAACCTTAGACGCTACAGTACCCAGATGGCACAAGACAGCCTGATGCAGTTTGACGCCAGCATTAACACTGCTATCGGTAAGTCTACAGGTGCTACCAAGTGGAAGTATTATGGCGATGTTATTAGGGACAGCAGGCCATTCTGTAGGCAACACGCTGGGCAGGTGTTCACTGATGACGAAATAGAATCAACTTGGTCGGGAAGCTGGCAGGGTAAATCATCTGGAGACCCGTTTATTGTTCGCGGTGGTTATAATTGCCGTCACCACTGGCGACCAGTCTTTGACGAAGAAGATATTGTTTCAGAGCCTGAAGTTGTAGAGCCGCCCAAGCCAAGCCTATCAATACCCGTTGGATTGCCACCGATCAGAAAGAAGAAAGAGATTCAGCAGAGTTTTGACGAGCGCACAAAACAAGCAAACCTTAAAGGCTCTGCAAATTCAACACAGAGCAGCAGTACCGGATATGTCCTTACATCTGATGGCAACTATGCTACTAGGTTTAATCATGGAGCTTCACGCCAAAGGACTCTTAGTTATCAGGACTACAACCAAAAAATAGTAAGCAACAACAACCTGCAAGACTTTACCTCTGAAACCTTGTCACTTGTTCAGCCCATTATTGCTGAGACTGATAAAATGGCTAAGGCTTTTGGTGTCCCAAGAATTAGAACCATTGTTCCAACCAAGCAAAAAGCTGTTGCTGACATGGGTGATGGTGTTCTGGGGTTAAATAAGTCTATCTATAACGGATATGGAAAGAAAGCCTACACAAGTGAGGCCAGCTTACTTGTTGATGAGCTAAAGCTAAACGCTAAGTTGCAAGAGCTTAACGGTTTATCTGTTTCGCAATATGAGACTTACCTTGCTACAAAAGCTGAATGGAAAGCAATGGCCTCTGGCAATGACAAAGTAAATAAATTCACAGAGCTGGACGCTTCAATTCAGGCTTACAATAAAACAATAAAAACCGCAGCCGCTACAAGAAAGAAACTTGATGACGCTGTTGCCGCCTCACAGCCAAAAATTGCCAATCCATACAAAAGGGGCGGAGATAAGGCTAAAAGACCTTTCAATTCAGGTGACTACTTTGCTAAGAATTCAGACCTTGGCAAGACAACGATATTCCATGAGTTTGGGCATAACGTACACCAGCAGTATTTCGCAACGAGACAGAACCTTAGAAATCCGCCGATGGAGAAATGGCTAAAAAGTAAATTCACAAATAAGTCTTTTTACCCCACAAAGTATTCTGAAGTGAACCCCCAAGAATGGTTTGCTGAAAACTTTGCCCTCTACAACATGGGAAGGAAGGATTTAGTAGATTCAGACATTAAAGATTTACTTGATGCCATGGTAAAGTCTAAAGGACGCCTGAAAGTACACAAAGGCTTTAACTTTGAAACAGGAGAATATGAACGTGGCTAAAGAGCTGGACAAGGGATTAGAGCTAGTAAAGTTAGAGCAAATACCAGACAACTTGATTGAGCTGCTTGATGAGCTTTTTGAAGATGCTGACGCACAAGACAAAGAGAACTTTGGCTGGCTATATGAAGCCGCTGAATTGCGGTTAAACGAATTAACTGAAGAAGAAATTGAGGATGAAGATTGATGGCATACGGTATCGGAAAAAAGAAAAAGAAGAAGAAAAAAAAGCCCACTAAATAAGCTGGGCTATAGGGGTTTTATAGACATGAGAGGCTTGTTCTATTTGGCTATTAAACTCCATTAACCATTGTTCTTGGTTTAGGTGAGCAACTTCGTGCGCCCGCATAGCATCCATTACAAGCGCCCTCAAGTCGGCTCTATGCCAGAAGAATAAAGTGTTGTGTGTTTTATAAAGAAGCCAGCCATTAGGCAATAGCTCAGACACCCACTTAACGGAAATGGTGGGGCTGCATTCAGTATGAAAAAGGTTCCAGTTATCATCCTGACCCGCTTCATCGTTATCAGCTACGTGTTGACCGCAAAACTTACAATCAGCCATTCTAATTAGCCTCCATAATTCTTAAGCTTTCATAAGCGGCCACTTTGTCTACATAACGCTCAACCGGCGCTGGTACTATATAGCCATCTGACAGCTTCAGCATATTGCAGTCGGGGTTACTGTTTACGATAATAATATCAACAACCTTAAGCCATTCTGGTTCGCCTGTCAGCGTTACATAATCGCCCTCAAATATAATTAAGCCTCTAGCTTTCTCTTGCCTACGCACTTCGTCGTACTCGCGCTGAGTTAGCATCTTGAAGCTACCCAAGTGATTATCTTCACAGTAATGGTCGTGGGCTTGGTCTAGCGTTTGCGTGTCTGGTTTTAAAGTATGCATAATCCCCTCCAAGGGTAGCCCCCGAAGGGGCATTTGAATTAGTAAGTGTAGTGACCTTCGTGTGCCAACATGCCCATATAGCCGCCAGCAAAATCTTTTCTGCTCATAATCTCAGTCTGGTCGAATCCTATTGCGTATCTGTCTAGCTTTGCAATATGAAAGATAACGTATCTAGCTGGCATTACACTATCAAGCTCTCTGTTGCCAGATTGATACTCAACATCAAAGTAAGCGGCTGCTTTCTGCGCTGTCTTATCCGCTACCTTTGCGGCGGCTTCTATTGTCTTATATGTTTTGCATGGCGACTTAGTTTCTTCAAGTCTTTTAGAGATTCTGCTCTGTAGAGAAAGAATAATGTTCATGGGAAAGCCCTGTTGTTTTTTGAATGTAGGAGCATCTTGCCTGTTATTTACATTTATGTCAACACTATCGTAAAAGTATATGCATATGTAGATTTTTTGGTAACAATCGTACATATATAGGTTGATATTTGCGAACAGTTGGCCTTATGGTAAACTCAAGCCTCACCAACACACTCAATTTGAGGCATCGTCACATGAGCGAAGGCATCGTGGGAACAGAAGCAGAAGCAGCAGCGGCAGCAGAAGCAGCAGCGGCAGCAGCAGCGCAGACTAAAACATTTACTCAACAAGATTTAGATAAGATTGTTGCTGACCGAGTAGCACGCGAGCAGCGCAAGTTTGAAAAGCAGCTATCAGGTGTAAACCTTGATGAAGCAAAACAGCTAATGGCTGAAAAAGAAAAATCACAGATTGAACAGCAAAAAGAAAGAGGCGAATTTGAAAGCATTCTAAAGTCTACTGTTGAGAAGAAAGACCAAGAGATTAACAGTTACAAGTCTAAGCTACAGTCAACGCTTGTAGATGGCGCTCTACTGCAAAGCGCAAGCGCCAACAATGCAGTCAGCCCAGAGCAAGTTTCAACGCTCTTAAAAGGGACTACGCGGCTTTCTGACGACGGCACTGTTGAAGTGTTAGACAACAACGGAACGCCGCGTTACAATGATAGCGGTGATTTGTTATCAGTTAATGAAATGGTGACAGAATTCTTAACGGCTAATCCTCACTTCGTGCGCGCTGGACAAGGCGGAACAGGAAGTAAGGGCAACGCTGGTGGCTCTACGCAGAAGCCTCAATCTGCGGTTGAAATGGTTGCTAATTGGAACGATGGTGGGCGTGAAGCCTATCGCGCTATGATGAAGAAACCAAAATAACCTAAACTAATTTTTGAGGATACACTGATGGCTGCTACTACTAGCGCTACACTAGACGACCTGTTTGCGAATATTATCGCACAGGCACGATTTACCGCTGAAGAACAATCTCTGATGATGGGCTTGGTTACTCAGTACAACATTGCAAACGAAGCTGGCAAGACTGTCCAGATTCCTAAGTACCCAGCAATTGCCGCGACCGACCTTACTGAAGGTTCGGACATGACCTCAACCACTGTTTCAACTAGCTCTGTAACTGTTACAGTTGGCGAAGTTGGCGCACAGGTTGTTCTTACTGATATGGCCGCTTTTGGCGCTGGTAACCCTGCTGTTGAGCTTGGTACTGTACTTGGTAATGCTATCGCCACTAAGATGGACACTGACCTTATCGGTCTGTTCACTGGCTTCAGCACTGGCCTTGGCGGAGCTGGCACAGAAATTACTGTTGCTGATTTGTTCAAAGCACAGGCGACTCTTCGAGCTGCTAAAGTGACTGGCAATATTGCTGCGGTTCTGCACCCGTTCCAAGCCTATCAGCTTAAAGCTAACCTGACTAACACCTTCGCTAACCCGAATGGTGGTGATGCTCAAAACACCGCTATGATTAATGGCTATGTCGGTAGCATTGCTGGCATTGACGTTTATGAGTCTGCGAATGTTGCTATTGATGGTGCTGGCGATTCTATCGGCGCGGTATTCGCACCGGAAGCATTGGCAATGGCACTCAAGCGAGACTTCGGTATTGAGTCACAGCGTGATGCATCTTTGCGTGCCTTCGAGCTTAATGCTACAGCCGCTTATGGTGTAGCCGAGCTTGATGACAGCTTTGGCGTTAAGCTGACTTTTGATTCTGCACTGTAAGTAAGTAAGACTAAGCCCACCTCTTTCGGGGGGTGGGTTTTTACTAGGGCATATAAGGTGAAGTGGTAATGGCATTTAGTACAGACGCAGACCTGATGGCAATTATCCCAGACATTTTAAATCTGGGCATTGATTCTTTCAGCCAAGAACACGCAAAAGCTCAAGCCGATATTGAGCGCAAGATACGCGCCGAATGGTGGGACAAAAGAGGCTATGCTGGGGAACTTAAGGCAGCTTACCTCACAGATGCCCAGTGGACTGACGCAAGTGCTTACCTTGTTCTATGGAAGTACGCGCTACCTAAGTTGACTAACTGGGTAGACAATGACCGCTTTATGGGCATGATTGACTTTTACAAGTCGCGATATAGTGAAGAAATTGAAGCTGTATTCCAAGACGGCGTAGAATATGACGCTGATGGTGATGGCAATTTAACTGATGGCGAGAAGACCCCAATTAACCATGGGCGCTTGGTTAGATAATGAATGTAAACATAAAGACCAGTCCTAGAAACTTCGGCGGCATCCCTAAGAAGATGTCAGCAGAGTTAAAGGCTAAGTATAAGACTGCTCTTTGGCGTGTTGCCCAGATTGGTATTAATATCATTCAGGACAGAACAAAAAGCGGAGTAGGCTTTAAGGACGGCAAGTTTAAGCCATATAGCGAAAAGTACGCGGCATTCTTGGTCGAGAAGAATCGGGACACTTTTCCAAGGTTAAACTATAGCGGAAATATGATGGCGGCTATGACCAGCAGGGCTAACCACAAGCAAGCTGAAATATTCTTTCGTGGTGCTACTGAATCAGGCAAGGCATCTGGCAATAATAAAACAAGGCCATTTTTCGGCTTCAACCGCGATGAAGAAAAGCGACTCGCTAAAGCATTTGGAAGGTTTATAAGATGAGCGTTAGAGAAAGCATTGCTAATAATATAGTCGATACCTTGCGGGATAGCGTCATATTGCCAACGCGCATTAGCTACGCCACAAGGGAGCCTTTTGATTTCCAGAAGTTATCAAACGCGCAGTTCCCAGCCGCATTGGTTAGGACTGCTGGCGAAAGCCGCGAAGATAGCTCTATTGCTGGAACAATGGGAAAGCGCATGGCTAGTATTAACTATGAGCTGGTCTGCTTTGTTAAGGCTGGGGTTATTGACCAAGCTAGAAACAACATAATAGAAGCCATTGAAGAAGGGCTTGAACAAGACCGCACTAGAGGCGGTTTTGCGCTGGATACCCAGCTAATTAATATTGAAGTCGATGAGGGTTCTATTGCCCCTGTCGGCGGTGTAATTCTAACCGTTCGCGTGATATACGAATACACACGCGGCACAACTTAAAGTAAAAGGTGATTTAAATGGCTACACATACAGGCTCAACAGGCGTAGTGAAATTAGCAGTGGCGGGCGGTACTGAAGCTGTTGTTGGTGAAGTGCGTTCTTACACTATTGAAACGAGTGCTGACACTATTGAAGACAGCATTATGGGCGATGCTGCCCGTACTTACAAAGCCGGCTTAGAAGCTAGTACGCTTTCTCTGGAATGCTACTGGGATGACACAGACGCGCAACAGCTTGTACTAGATGCACGCGCCGCCATTATTTTCGAAATTTACCCTACTGGCACTGGTACTGGTGAGAAATACTACACAGGCGCAGGTAACGTCACATCTAAGTCAATCACAGCGGCTTTTGATGGTATGGTAGAAGCTAGTTTTGCCATTCAGGTAAGCGGTGCAGTGACAGAAGCAACAGCATAATTTAATTCAACTAGGAGGAAGTAACATGGGTTTAGCTAAAGAGTTAAGAAACAGGCGCGTTATTAAGGCGCGTGAAGTTAGTGTTGAGGCATGGGCTGATGGGGATGGTAAAGCGTTTACAATGTTTTGCCGCCCTATTACTTGTTACGATATTAATGAGCTACAGAAGAAACACCCGCAGATTATGGAAGCCCCAACTATCGGTGCAATGGTTGATTTGATTGTTCTGAAAGCTGAGGACGAAGGCGGCAGTAAATTGTTTACAAGTGCTGAAGACAGAATTGACCTGATGGGCGAAGAAACCTCTGTAATTAGTACAATTGCAGACCAGATGTTTAGCACTATTGAGTCGGTTGAAACAGCAATAAAAAACTAGAAACCTCTCAGTTAAGGATGAATGTTATTGCCTTGGCTGAGAGGCTTCACATACCTATAGCAGAAGCAGAGCAGATGAGCCTTTCAGAATTTAATGAATGGCTTGCTTACTTTCACCTACTGAGCGAGAAGAAAGATGGCTGAAGATACCCGCATTGTAATATCCGCAATAGACAGAACCAGCAAGGGCTTTAAGTCTGTTGGTGCAGGTTTAGGGCGTATAACAAAGTCAATCTTTAGCATGAAAACTGCTCTTATCGGTGTGGCTGGCGTTGGTGGCTTTGGCTTTCTTGTTAAGACCTCTTTAAACTCTGCTGATGCACTAGCTAAGACCGCAGCTAAGATAGGCACAACCACCGAATCACTTTCTAAACTGCAATATGCAGCACAAATAACGGGCGTAGAAACCAACACCTTAAACATGGCAATGCAGAGATTTACGCGAAGAACTGCTGAAGCCGCAAAAGGAACTGGTGAAGCTAAGGGAGCAATTAAAGAGCTTGGATTAGACGCTAGAAAACTACAGCAGCTACCGCTTGATGTGCAGATGAAGAAGCTGGCAGGCGCTTTTGCTAATGTTGAAAGTGATGCTGACAAGCTAAGAATAGCCTTTAAGCTATTTGACAGTGAAGGTGCTGCGCTTGTTAATACTTTGGCACTTGGCTCTAGCGGGCTGGATGAACTGTTTGGCAAGGCGCAGGCTTTAGGTATTGTAATGTCTAGCGAAGCAGCGGCAGGAGCTGAGAAAGCAAACAATGCGCTTTCTGACCTATTCTCTATAGTTAAGGGACTGAAAGACCAGTTCAGTGCAGCGCTTGCCCCAGCTATTGAACACGTTGCCACCATGCTTACTGACTTTTTCTTAAAAACTAGCAAAGCTGAAGGCGGTATTGCAAAGTTCGCAAGAACAATGGCGGTTGGGTTTTTGGAGGGTGTGCGGAGCGCACTTATTGGTTTAGATAAATTAGCCAATACTATGGATTCGGTCAGCCTTGCGGCAGGCGAATTCTTTAACAAGTTCGAGCAAAATGCTAAGCGAAGCAGATTTGACCACCTACATGACAAGCTATCTGACTTACAAGACCTACAGGCGGCAATGCTTTCAGGTGGTGATATTGGCTTAGTTGATTACATGATGTACGGCAAAGGCAATGCTGGGGCTGAAAAGGTACAAGCAGAGATTGGCGAGCTAGTTAATACTTTGACAGTATTGCAATCTGAATTGTCTGCGGGCAAAGAAGAAGCGGCATCGTTTGGCACAAGTCTAGGCGGTTTGATAGACCTTGATGCCGTGAACTCTACTTTTGATGCACTTATAGAATCTATAGGTAAGATAGGCGAGACCGCCCCAGCCGCATTTGCACCTTTAACGGAAAGCACTAACGCTTTCACTGAAGCTATGGGTTCCGCCAAACTTGGCTATCAGGCTTGGAGTGATTCATTACCCTCAATGGAAGAGAATATGAAAAGCCTCACGACCCAAGGCTTAGACGGTTTGACTGATTCTCTTACTGCTGCTGTCACTGGCGCGGCTAACTTTAAAGACGCTATGAAGTCGATGGCTAAAAGCGTTGTTGATAGCCTTATTAAAATGCTGATTCAGAAGTATATTGTTGATGCTGCTTTTGGTGCTATCACTGGTGCGTTTACGGGTGGGACTGGAACTACTCCTGTTACTGGCTCAATGAGTACAATGAACAATCAATCTGTAACCGCTGGCGGTTTTGGCAGCGGTTCATCTGGAATGTTTAGCGGCAAAGCAATCGGCGGTTCTGTTCAAGCTGGTCAACCTTACATGGTGGGCGAACGTGGGCAAGAGATGTTTGTACCTAATCAATCAGGCTCTATAATACCTAACAACAAAGTCGGTGGCGGTAGCAATGTTGTTGTAAATCAGACCATCAATATATCAACCGGCGTTGCACAGACTGTTCGGGCAGAGGTTGCAAACATGATGCCCCAGATAGCAGCGGCGGCAAAAGGCGCAGTAGCAGACGCAAGACAGCGCGGCGGTGGATACAGTCAAGCACTAATCGGAGCATAAAATGCCATTAGCATTCCCCAGCGTTGGGATTCAAAACATACAAATGAGATTGAAGAGGGCGGTTGCAGTGAGTGAATCGCCTTTTTCTTATGACACGCAGACATATGTTCATCAGGGCGCTAGATGGGAATGTGAGGTAACTCTACCGCCTTTAACCTACGCCGAGGCACGTTCGGTAGAGGCTTTTGTAGTCGCCCTTAAAGGGCAATCAGGCACGTTTACCTTCGGGCATCCTTTGCATAATACAGCTGGGCTTTCTGTCGGGCTTTCTGCTAATGCCGCTATTAGGGCAACAACTCTATTAGGCGGAGGTGGTTCCACAGCGGTAAGTGCGGGAACTTATTTCCAGCTTGGAGATTATCTTTATTTAGCTACAACAGACAAAGCGGCGGGGAATAATTTATTAGGTTTTGAGCCGCCACTAAGGGAAGCGATTAGCTCAGGTACGGCGTTGGATTTTACTCTACCAAAAAGCCTTTGGCGCATGGCTTCAAATGATATTAGCTGGTCAACAGATACCGCCGCAATGTACGGTTTTACTTTTGCTTTTGTGGAGGCTCTTTAATGTCTAGGGTTTTAAGCGCTGAGATGCAGGCTGTAGCAGATGCTAAAGTGGTTAGACCTATCTACTTAATTGATATGGATTTCCCTAGCGGTGATGTGCGGCTATGGTCTGGTAGTGGAATCCTTAATTCTCCTTTAGGAAGCACTCTCATAACCAATGGCGACTTCAGTAACGGATTAGTCGGGTGGGCTACGTCACAAATTAACAATGGCACTGTCACCCATGTAGCTAATGCGGTTCAACTTTATGCAGAAAACTTTAGCAACAGGGCGGGTGTAAGGCAGGCTTTCACAACAGTCAGCGGCAGGAAGTACAGGGTTGGATTTGAAAACAATGCAAGAGTTCATATAGTTGCAAGGGATAATGTGGGAGCAACCAATATTGCACCCCCTCTAGGTTATGACGCTGGAGTGAATTACCATGAGTTTACCGCAGTATCTGTTTTAACTAGAATTGAACTTAGAAATCAGATTTCAGGAACTGCAACTTTAGACAATGTTAATCTTTATGAGCTAGAAGATTATGTGGGCGCAGGTGATTTACTTTCGATTAGTGAAATTGAAGAAAGCGCAGACCTGAAAGCCAATGGCGCTAGTGTAACCCTCACAGGGTTGAACACATCTTTAATTCAGACAGCTAGGGATGAAGATTACCAAGGTAGAAAAATGACCATTGCCATAGGTGCAATGAATGAAACTGCTGATGTAATTGCTACGCCTGCTATTTTATTTACTGGATTTATGGACGTTATGACCATTAACGATGGCGGCGAATATTCCACCATTAACCTGACATGCGAAAATAAACTGATTGCCTTTGAGCGTTCAAACAGGCGCAGGAATACAGATGGAGACCAGCGAATTGACTACCCAAACGACCAAGGGTTCTTTTTTGTAACATCAATTCAGGAAAAGGATTTCTACTGGGGGCAGGTGACTCCAGCCTTTGACAGTGTAAGCACAGGCGGCGGATTCGGAGGCGGCAGATGATTAAGATACAACTTGAATCAATGACTAACGTAAAAAAAGACATTAAACCTTTGCTTGATGAGCATTGGGAGTTGGTCGCATTAAACCAAGGCGCTATTAAATTAAACCCTGATTATGAAGAGTACGCCAGATTAGATGCCGCAGGCGTTTTAAAGATATTCACTGCTAGAGATAATGGCGTTTTAGTGGGCTATTTTGTTTTAACTGTTGCTAAAAGCATCCACTACAGTGACCACTTGTTTGCCGTTAATGACGTTATCTTTGTAAAGCCTGATAGCAGGGCTGGAGCTACAGGTTTCAAGTTAATTAAATATGCTGAAGATTACTGCAAGGAAGCCGGCGTTTCAGTAATGACTTTAAATACCAAAGTTCACATTCCTTTTGATAAACTAATGGTACACATGGGCTTTGAATTAATTGAGCGCGTATATTCTAAATTTTTAAGGAATAAATAAATGTTTGCAGCTATCGCAGGTATTATGGCCGCCGCCCCCGCTATTATCACAGGAGGTCTTGCTGCTTGGTCTTGGGGGGCTTTTGCTTTAGGCGCTGGCTTATCTATGCTTTCAAGAGCCTTAATGCCTAGCATTAGCTCAAGCACTACTGGGGCAATTGACGGGGGAACTACTGCTTCACAAAGGGACGCGATTACAAACCGAAAGTTAATTTACGGTGAAACTAGAGTTGGCGGCGCTATCGTTTTTATGGATACAACCAGCGGGGACGGAGACAATGAAAATCTACATTTAGTTATTGCTTTTGCTGGACATGGAATTGAGGAATATGTAAGCGTTTGGGGTGGTGAGAATAAAATCTGGGGTTCTACAGACTTTGAGTTTATCAATAAAATTGGCACAACATCGGGAAGTAAAACCGTTAGGGTAACGATGTCAACAGGCGCAGGGCAGAATTCTACAGATTACCTTTTTTATGCAGGTAATCAAATTACAATTTCAAACGCTAGTAATGTTGGCGGTATAAACCCGAATGGCGTGTTCACTATTACTGCTACAGACCCAGCTTTTGGAAAATGGTTTGAATTTGAAGTATCTAGCAATGCAACGTCTAACGCAGGGTTTTCAGGTGGAACTTTTAATGTCGTTCAGCTTGGCTATCTTAGTGAAAGGAATATTGCTTGGGGCGACCATTACCAAATATATTTTTATGATGGGACGCAAACAGCAGCGAATTCTCAGTTAGTTGCATTTTCAACAATTTGGAATACTAATTGTATCTTGCAGGGAACTGCCTACCTATACGTTAAACTTAACTATGATGCTGAGGTCTTTCGGTCTGGAATGCCTAATATATCGGCAACAATTAAAGGCAAGAAAGTAGCAAACTTAAGCGGCACAGTAGAATACAGCGACAACCCTGCTCTTTGCATTAGAGACTATATGACCGATACAAGGTACGGAATGGGAGAAGATGCATCTACAATTGATATTGATGCTTTAACTACCGCCGTAAATTCTTGCAATGAAACTATCACCCTTGAAGCTGGTGGGACAGAAAAGCGTTACACCATAAACGGATTGCTAGACACTGGCAAAAGCCGCAAAGCTAACATTGAAGATATGCTTACCAGCATGGGCGGGAAGTTAGTCTATTCAGGCGCACAGTATTTTATAAACGCTGCTAATTATGTTGCACCTACAGTCACTATTGATGAAACTTTATTAACTGGTGAAATGCAGATACAGACTAGGCAGAGCAGAAGACAGCTCTATAACGCTGTGAAAGGCAGCTTTATTAGTAAAGAAAAGAATTACATTGTTGCAGACTACCCAGCACAGAAAAGCGCCAGCTTTGCCACAGCAGATGGCGGGGAGTTGTTTTTAGATATGGCTTTGCCTTTTGTGACTGGCAATACGCAAGCGCAGCGACTTGCTAAAATCGCTATGCTTACATCTAGAAAAGGAACAACTGTTACCATTCCTTGTAATCTAGCAGCGTTAAGGTTTAAGGCTGGCGATAACATTATGGTCTCTAACGCTAAGATGGGTTGGGTGTCAAAAGTCTTTGAGGTGCTTAGCTATAAGTTGCACGCGAACAGTGACGGGACTATAAATGTGGATGTAAGTGCTGTAGAAACAGCGTCTGCGATTTATGATTGGGCAACAAGTGACCAGAAAGACTTTCTTAATGCTGCTGAGGTGACACTATTCAACGGCAAAGATGTTGCTCCACCAACTAGTTTGCTTGCATACATAAGCGCTGATAGCCTTTCTGATGGTACAAAAGAAAATAATATAACAACAATTTGGACGGCATCCCCTGACCCTTTCCTGACCCATTACGTTGTTAGGGTTAAGCCTACCGCTGGCGGGAATACTATTCAGTATTTAACCAAAAGTTTTTACTTTAAGATTCCTAATCTTTTACCGTCGACTCAATACACTATCGTTGTGGCTGCGGTTAATGAACTAGGCTTTGAATCTACAACAATAACAGCTAACAGAACCACAGAAGCAGACTTTGTGCCTGATGTTCCTAGCATTTATAGAATTAGCAAGTCTGGCAATGCAGCGCCAACTACTGCCGAGTTTTTAACTGCGGCAAGCAGGAACCCTAAAAATGCTGATGCGGTTATAACCACTGACACATCTACCAGCCCAGTGCAAACGCACGCTTGGACGTACAATTTATCTGGCACAGCTTGGGCGCAAGATGATAACTTTATAAGTGGTGACTTGGTTGTTGCTGGTTCTATTACTGGTAACGAGATAAAAGCAGAGACTATTACAGCCAACAAGCTATCGGGTGATGTTTCGGAGCTTTTCCCTGTTTCCTCTTATGCGAATATTACCCTATCAACCAGCCTGAGTAATTTGCAGCAGTTTGATATGCCAGCGCCACAGCTAGGAATTAGCAAAAGGCAAAGAGTTGATTTAGTTTCTAAGTACGTTTTTAGCAAAAATAACACTGGCGGCGGCGTTCGTAGGTCAGTAAACATCCAGCAATCACTACAGATAGCTAGTAAAAGCGCGACAGGTGTGCAAGTTGGAGCGACTAATGGCGTTGTAACAGATGGCTTTCCTAACACGTTTAAACAGCGCATATACCTTGCAGGTAATCATTTAGCAGCTTTAGACAATACTGGTGGCGTTGCAGATAACGCATCTGGAACAGGTTTCGGCAGTGTTGAAGGTGTATGGTATGATAGTGTAAACAACAGAACTTATTTGCTGGTAGGTCAGGCAACTACAGTATTCAGTGATGGCGAAACACTTTTCTTTAGCCCTTATAGATTTGCAGCGGTTGGTGCATTTATTGCGCCAGCTTTTGCGGAGGGAGTGACTGTTGTTTTGGACGCAGCATCTGGTGGCGGTAGTGTAAGAATACCAATAAACGAAACATACGGTGAAACCACTACTAGCACTAAGTTTAGAATTGTTGCAAAAGTTACAGTGGTTCATTCAGATGTGCAGACAATTGCGCGGGGCTACAAAGGAACTATGGAGCTAGTATCGTGATACAGATAGGCTATATAACAACCGCTGGAGAAGAAAATGTTTCTGGCGAATACCCTAACCCTGATGAGTCTAATGCAGCGATTTATGATTTACGCGATGCATTAGCCGATAGGGATGACATACACACGCTTTTTATCCAGTCCGATTTCGGTCAAGGTCTGGTTCGCTATGGGTATATGAACCCAATTGAGGATTGAAAAATGACAGTTTACCCGCTAGTGCAAGGCGATACCGCCCCACAAATTAAAGCTACAATTACCCGCGAAGATGACGGCTCAGTTGTAGACTTTTCTGGAGGCTCCGGCAGATTACGCTTTAGGGCTAAAGGAAAAACCGTTACACTTTTTACCCTTAACGCTATTAATGCGGGCGCAAATTTTTCTAATGGTATTGCATTATTTAACTTTGCCTCTGACAGCCTAACAACTTTGGCAGCTGGATTTTATGAAGGTGAGATTGAAATAACTTACCAGTCTGGAGCCGTTGAAACTATGTTTGAGGTCTTAAACTTTCAACTTAGGGAAGACTTTAATGCCTAATGTAA